AATCGCTTTCAAACGGACGCGGAGACATTCCGAAGCGGTGCAACGGAAACAGTGGAGCTTTATTACACGGCTAAAGCGGACGGAGACGGACTCGCAGAGAGCGCATCAAGCGACACACCAACAGCGGGTTATGACATCCGAAGGAAGCTGTATTACTCAGAGGAAGCGTTCGCAGATCCCGATACAGGTACATGGGTTCAATTCACGGCTATCGCAGACAACACGACTTTCGCCAATGCCAAAGCCGCTCTTTTGGAATACCTCAAAGCGAGGACGGGTGGAACTGTACCCATTAGCCTCAAGCAAACATGGGAGGAGATTCAACAAGCACCCGCGTTCACGGGCTTGTTAAACGAGACGTACGGAAGCGGAGCCGAGGCGGCATATTCAACGCGAAGGCTAAACGGCAATGTAACGGACTGCATGGTGATTCGCAGGGCATCGGATAGCACGACCACAACAATCGGCTTCGACGGTTCAGGCAACATCTCGGAGGCAGATATTATTTCGTTCTGCACGGGTACGAGTTGCACGGTGTATCAGTGGCTGGACCAATCAGGAAACGGGAACACTGCGACGGCAGCAGCACCTGCAAACGAGCCGACGATTTACACGGGGGGCGCGTTGGTAAAGGAGGACGGGAGAGTCGCGATTGAGTTTGATGGTAGCAACGATTATCTAGACGCGGGAGCAGGTTTTAATTTATCGACGCTTACGATATCAACGGTACAATCAGCTATTGAAAATATAGGGAATACTGACGCATATGTTGCAATAGCGTTGCAAGATACCGTCAGCACCATAGGAGTACGGCAACAAATAAAACGAAGCAGCCCAACAGCATTAAGGTCAAGATTCGATGCTACGAATATTGACTTACAGGTGAACACAATATACAAAAAGCTGCTATTTACAACGCTTTACAATGGAACTAACGGCTTTTCATATTTTGACGGAAGCAACGAACAGACAGCCACAGCAACGCTTTCCTCAACAACTAGCTTGCCCCTTACAATCGGGCAAACCAACCTTATTACTCCATTGTCATATAAAGGCAAATTTCAAGAGGCTTTACTTTTTAATTCAAGTAAATCAACTTCCGACCGCACCTCCATCGAATCCAACGTAGGCGACTACTTCACCCAAAACACGCCACTGCTCGACACGTACACGGGAGCAGCAGCCGCGTATTCACTGCGTAAACTTCGCACGGCTTACACAGGTGACGCGGTAGAGGTTTACAACGGGAGCAGTTACGCGGACATCGGGTTCAATGTATTCGGTGAGTTGGATACGGTTGCACTGGCTGCGCACTGTGGAAGCAATGACGGGTTTGTATCGAAGTGGTACGACCAATCGAGCAACACGAATACGGCAGCGCAAACGACCACGGCTAACATGCCAAAAATTTATGACGGGACTACGGGCGTGGTGACGAGAAGCGGAAAAAATACTGTGGATTTTACGTCAAATTATGCCTTGCGTTGTGAAACTGGTCTAATGAACCAAGCTAACACAACTTTCTTCGTCGCTGACTTGATAAGCGGTAAGCCAATTGATGCGGGCAACAGAACAACGCGCAGAAATTATGAAATAACTGCAAGCGGAAACCTTGCTTTGTGGGCTGGCAGTTCACCTTTTACATCAACAACGGGAGGCGGGTTCAGTGGGACGAATAACTTGCAAATCATTAGCACTGTTTTGGACGGAACGAATACCGAACACAAACTTAACAACAACACAGCGCAAACGTGTGCGGCAAGCACAGACTCAAGCACTGGTTTTTACTTTGGAGGGCAAGGAAATGGAACTGGAGTCAGCTATCCAAACGCTTTCAATGGTTCAATGTATATATCGGAGTTCATAGCTTACCCAAGCGATGAAACCCAATATAGAAACGATATTCACGACAACATCAACACGTTCTACAACATATACTCATGAACGGATATATAATCGTATTACCAACGGACACGCAGACAAGCGAAGCACGGGCAAAGCAAATCACCCGCGAGCTGTACAACATCTCTCGACCCGTTCTCATACAAGCAGAGTGGGAGGTGGATTCAGCCGTGTTCGGTATCGTGGTACACCCTGACGGAGTACAGAACGCTTTGCAGGTGGATACCGATTACATCATAAACGTACACCCAGCGGCAACGCTGGAACGCCTCGTTGCGTGCTTCCCTGAGCTTTCGAATGATGAGCGTTATTCCCTTAGCAGTTACGTGCAAGTGAATCAGAAGTTCCCGTTTGGGCATATCGTGCCGAGTGATACAACGATACGCACGCAGGAATATATGGTTGAGAATGGTTGGTTTACCGATGAGCCAACCGATGAAATTTAAATTGAGTAAATTGCACGCATGAAGGTAACGATACAAAAACCATACAACAAAGGCGGCTGGAAATGGCCCGCCGGAAAGGTTGTAGACGTTTCAAATAAGTTTGCCGCAAAGCTTAAAAAAGGCGGCTATCTAGACAAGCCCGAAAAAAAAGAATCAAAAAAAATTAAAGAGTAATGGCACAAACAACAGGCATTATCAATTCGTCGAGCATTCGGGTATTTCTTGGAACAACAGACGATTCAGAGGTAGTTATCGACCACGTAACAGAGTGCAGTATTTCCATGACCACGGACATGCGAGATATTACTACAAAGACAAGCGGGGGATACCGTGAACTTTTGCCCGGTTTGAAGTCGGCCAGTATGAGCGTGAGCGGCCTTTTTGCAGAGGACGCTACCAACGGATACAACCAACTCATCGACCACCAACTTGCAGGCGATGCGCTTTTTATAATCTTTACGAATACCGGAGGTGGAGCAACTGCAAACGCAGGCGACGAGCAATTTGATATTGAAGGTTATATCTCAAGTCTTGAGCAAACAGCAGGCGTTGAAGACAACGTTGGCTTTTCTATGACTATCGAAGTAACTGGCACAGTTGTACGTGAGGTAATTGCGTAATATCTTTGCCACATGGTAGAGATAAAACTAGACGGTAAAACCTTTCCAATTCGTGCAACAATGCGCGCTTGGAGAAAGTTTGAAGATGCGACAGGTAAAAAGGTGGCAGACGTTGACAGCAACGACGTTACTTTAATTCCTGAGCTGGTTTATTATTTTGTTCAGGAGGGTTGCAAAAGCCAAGGCATGGCGTTCGAAATGGACGTAGATGATTTCTTTGGTATGATAGAAATATCAGACTTGCAAAAACTCAGCGAAGCCGTGGCGAAAGTCATGGGCGGCACACAAAAAAAAACAAAGGCCAAGGCAAGCCGTTGACATGGGATGAAATAGAAGAAATGGGGTTAGGCCAATTGCGTCTAACCCCTTTTTTGCTTTATGGTTTGACGTTCGCAGAGTTTGGCAACGCAATGGCGGGGCACTACAAAGAAATCGAAGAACGGGAAAAAGCGGAATGGGAGCGCACGCGGTGGCTTGCAGCCATTACAATTAATCCACACGTAAAAAAAAGGATAACCCCAAAAGACTTGGCAACCTTCCCTTGGGAGAAGAAAGAAAAGGCCGCCGACGGAATTGGTATCTTGCGACAGTTAGCAAAGTAAAGCAATGGCAAAATTAGGTGACTTAATTGTAAGGGTTGGTGCGGATACCACGCAGCTAAACAAGAAACTTGGCGACGCACGCAAAAGCATAGCCAAGAACACGCGAGAGATTCAGCAGCTTGGCCGAAATATGACCGTCGGAATAACTGCGCCACTGGCTTTAATGGGTGCAAGCAGCGTGCAGGCATTCCGCGAACAGTCTAAAGCCATTGCACAGGTTGAGGCGGGTTTGAAGTCTACGGCGGGACAAGTCGGAATCACTTCGCAGGAGTTGCAGAATATGGCAACCGATTTGCAGAATAAAACGCTGTTCGGTGATGAGGTGATTTTGAAGGATGCAACCGCGCAGCTTTTGACGTTTACCAATATTACGGGCGAGAACTTTGGACGCACACAGGAGGCAGCGTTAGACCTTGCCACGCGATTGGATGGCGATTTAAAAAGCGCGTCCATTCAATTGGGTAAAGCGTTAAACGACCCGGTGGCAAACCTTAGCGCGTTGAGCCGTTCAGGTATCCAATTTAGCGAAGACCAAAAAAAGGTAATTAAGTCACTTACGGAAACGGGCCATCTTGCAGAGGCGCAAACGTTAATACTTGACGAACTCAACAAGCAGTACGGAGGAAGCGCAGAGGCAGCAGCCGAGGCAGATGGCGGCTTTACGCAGTTGGCTAATTCATTCGGCGATTTACAGGAGGAAATAGGCCGTTTGCTTGTGCAATATTTACGCCCTATCGTTGACCAGCTGAAAACGTTTGTACAGTTCTTGCAAAACACCAGCGACGGCACAAAAAACGTGGCCTTAGCCATTGCAGGAATTGCGGCAGCCATTGGCCCTGTCTTGCTTATTTTGCCCAACTTAATAAGCGGAATAAAAGCGGCACAGGTAGCGTTTAAATTTCTCAACACTACTATGCTTGCAAACCCGTTTGCACTTGCTGCCACGGCCTTGGCTTTGGTTGTTACGGGTATCATAATGCTCACGGATGAAACCAAAAAGGCAACAACTGCAATTGATGACTTAACCGAGGCAAACAAGAATTTAACGCTTGAGGAACAGAAGCGAAATATTGAAGCGTCGATTGACAAGCAGAAAAAACTCGTCGATGAATTAAAAAAGGAAAAAGACGCGAAAGATGCAATTGTTGCTGAAGGTTACGGAGGCAAGGCAAAGAAAGAGCAGAACGAAGCGACCACGGCATACTTAGCCGCTACCGGACAACTTGAAAAAATGGGCGAAATGTTGGCAGAAGTCAACAGCCAATTAGAAGGCACAGACGAAGACAGCGAAGAGGCAGCCGGAGGCACGAAAACGCTGACGCTCGAAATGGTGAAAGCTTCAAAAGCGGCGTTTGATTTAAAGCAAGAACTGGACAAATTAGGCACGCAAAAAAGCGAACTCTTTGAGGGCGAGCCAGTTGATTTAAACAAAGCTTTTTTTGGAGATACTGCAAACGCAGATTTAGGTATCGATTTGGGCCTCGATGAATTTTCAGAAGAATTTGATGAGGCTTTTAATATTGACGATGGCACGGATGCCATGATTGAAAACCTCGACAAATTAAAGGAAGCCGCCACCAGCAGCATGATGAAAGCGATAGAAGTTAGCAACGCCTTTGGAATGGCTTTTGGCGCAGCAGTTGCGGACGTAGTAAGCGGTGAACAAACAGCAGGCCAAGCGTTAAAGGGTTTGGCCATTACTGCAATACGTTCATTAATACAAATTGCAAAAATGAATGTTATTGCAAACGCCACAAGCCCAACCAACCCCGCCAATTTATTTAGTGGAGGGTTATCAAGTCCTGCTTTTATTGTTGCAGGCCTTTCGATGCTTGACGGGTTTATTGGAGGTATCGCAGCCTTTGCCGATGGCGGTATAGTTTCAGGCCCTACGCTTGGCCTTGTTGGTGAATATCCCGGTGCAAAAACAAACCCGGAGGTAATTGCGCCACTTGACAAATTGCGGGGTATGTTAGGCGGCCAAAATGTACAAGTCACAGGCAAGATTTCAGGCCGCGATATACTTCTAACCAGTGAGCGAAATGCAATCGACCGAAACCGAGTAAGGGGATTCTGATGGCTGACGCAATACGACTATACGCAGAGTTTACCGATGACCTTGGCACGGACTACCGGGTAAATATTCACGACTCAAATTTTACAGGTACAACAACCACTTTTGTGCTTGGTTCTGACGGTTTTATTTTAAGCTACACCGGGAACAATGAAGACCGGATGCAGGGCGTTATCGGTAGTGAGTTGACATTCACGCTGACGGAGGAAAATACAATTCATACGGCGTTTATGGACGATATAAGCACAACGCCAGAACTTCGTTTTTCGGTCAGTGTTTACAAAGACCCGGACGGGGTAAATAATCCGTATTGGTTTGGGGTATTATATCCGGAGCAAGTCACGCGGCCATTTGATTATTACCCAATTCAAAACACCCTAACAGCAGCCGACGACCTTGGCAATTTGCAATATGTTAAGCACGATTCAACGGGCTTGGTAGATGTGCCGACCATGCTGCTGCAATGTTTGAACCGCACACGGGCGACCCATCTTTGGGGTACTGACGACTTTCTTTATTACCTCAATGATTTCGACGCGGTAGATTATACCGGTAGCAACCAGTTGATTGATACGCGAATTTATAATCCATCGCTAGGCAACCCAGACAGCAACGGAGTTAATCAATACTATTCAACCTTTGAGATACTCGAAAGCATAACG